GCAAAGGGGTCCCCAAAACCATTTTTTGCCCGTGGTGGCCAAGGCTGCTGCATAATCTCGGATAAGAGCGGCCACTATAAGCCCCGGGGCAGTAAAAGGCGATGGATACCAGGCGCTCCCCGAATTGATTCTGCCGGTTCAGCACCCTGAAGAAAGAACAGGTTTGCACGTTACCTCCTGTCGAAAAGTCGTTTAAGCCGCCGCCCCGATTAGCAGGGTTTGACAGACGTCGTGATCGGTCATCAGCCACCACCAGGGCCCCCCGCAATAAGCGCAGGCCCAGCATTGGCAGACTTCAAGATTCCGGGAGACCGGCCCCTTATACCAGGGCTCTTCTGGCCACATCGGGCAGGTATCGGTGATCCGGTCCCAGTGCTTGCAGTTGTGGCACCCGTACCGCACCTCCTCGCCGGCGCCACCGGGCAGGCTAAAATAATTTTGAGCCTCCATTCAGCTTGCCTCCAATCGGGATATTGAGCTTGGCGCTCTTTAAGGGTTAGGATCTCCGCCAGAATTCCTAACCCCGATAACAGAGCCAAATTCAACGTTAAAAGTCCTTGTTTCACGCTTCCCCAACCCGGCCGCTTGAATCACCCCCGCCGTTTCCCATCCCTTTCCTTCCTGGAGTTTCCGTCGCTCCACCACCTCCAGGCCGCTTTCGCTCAGGGTCAGTACTCCGGCTTCCTTGATTCCGCACATCTCCGGGTCAGCCATGCGCTCGGCTTTTAGGGGGCCGATCCCCAGGGTTCTTTTCGGTAAACCCACAAACCCGCAAGCGTTCAGGTTCATCACCCGAGTGCTCAGTCCTCGGTGGATATCCGGTGACCACCATCCTACCTGGAGGGACAGATTCGATCTGATCACCAGGAGGGGCCTCGGGTAGGCTGGCAAATTCACCTGCGCCCCATTTGCAGTTTCGACTTTTTATAAGAGTCCAGGATTGCTATCTCCTCTCTGATTGGCCGGGTCTGGTCTTCGTCTTCTGGGGTTTTTTTACTGGCCGCCATGCCCACTTTCTCGGCCACCCGACCTGATGTAATCTTATAATACTATTGCCCCACCCCCTTTGTTGTTGCTATGTAATATTGAGTTATTCATTATTTATCGTGTTTTATTTTTATCTTATTATATTACGCACTTATGTAAACTTGTTTTTTCTCACAATCGAAGGTTTATTCTCACAATCCTAAGTAATGGTTAGCATTATTATTAGCGTTACTACTAAATCTGGACAAACTTCACCGCTCCCAATTATTATTGGTATCATTATTATTATTTGGTGTTGGGGGAAGTTACGTTATAGCTGTTGGCTAAATAACGTGCAGCGCCATATCGAACTCCTTATAAATCAATCCTTCCTGGCTGGGCTGGAAGCAGAGCATCTCGCAGAGCCAGGTGTCCCGGGAGACCTTGCGTTTTTCCGAAATGGCGTCCTCGATGCTGTAAAAGCCGTCGGCCTGTTTCGCCTTCCCCTGGCAGTCCTCCCACAACTCGCAGACTGTGCACTCCCGGCCGACGCACTTCTCCATGACGTCGAAGACGCACCACTTATAAATCTTGTAGCCGCTCTGGACCGCCTCGGAGATGACCCGGTTCATCAGGCCGTAAGCCTTGTGCATGGTCGAATAAATCTGGACGCTGGCCTTGATGTTCTTCTTGGTCTTGGGGATCAGCAAGGCGGCCTCGTAGATCTTGTCCTCGAACTCGTCCACCTCGTCCAACTTGAGCTTCTGCGGGTGCGGACCGCGCACTGACTTAGAAGAAGCCGTCAGAATATTGATGTTCGATTTGTTGACCAGCGCCGTCTGCGCCGCCAGCATTTCGCCCCGGAGCAGGTAACGGAAATCATCGGTCGCCAGTCCCCAGCCGTCGCCCCCTCCCGTCAGGTGCTGGTACATCTTCTTGCTTTGCTCCAGGGAGCCGCCCAGGATCTTCGTGGCGCAGTCGCTTTTGAAGACCGTATCCAACCAGGTGGACAAGGCGCCCAAGAGGGTCTTGCCGCCGCCGCGGTTGGCCCAGCAGACCGAGTCCTGGACCTCTTCAAAGAAGCTGTCCACGATATATTCCGCAGGCGGCGTGTGCTCCGGGCAGACCTGGGCCTGGGGCACCCTCAGACCCCAAAAGGTCCTGATAAATCGCAGTAGTTCCTCAGGTCCCTTGAACCCATGGCGCCGATGGTGCTCGATCAAATCCCGTCTTAAAAGATCGAGGTCTAAATCTGCGCCCTGGCCGGTCATGCGGGGCCCCTGTAAAGATCAGAAAGTTTCAACCTCTGTATTTTTTTCGATCTTCTCCTGCACCATTTCCAGCAGGGCATAGGCGGCTTCCCGGATTTTGTCGTCCTCCAGGGGGAGGCCGGTGATCTTGAGCTGCTCTGGAACCTTATCCAGGAGCCCGGCACCCTGAAGGAATTTGATGTATTTTTCCTTGAGGGCTATAAGGTTTCTCATGCATGCGACTTTCACGAATGGGTTGGTGGCCAGCCGATAGGCCCGCCATTCCATGCGCATTGCCTGCTCAAAACTTCTGATTTCCCGCCCCAGAAATTCCGCCTGGTCCACCGTCTTGGAGAGGGCCCGGTCGAAGGCTTTGCCGTCTTCTTTGTCCTGACGCACCATGCGTTCGGAAATCCCGTATATCGCAGCTATTTCAGATACTTTCAAGCCGGTGTCAAAGAGGTCCTGAATCTCTCTGATACGCTGCTGTCGGCGCTTGGAAATAGGCGGAATTTCCGGTTTCGACTGGGGGGTTTCGGAAGCTGTCATTTTCCACCTTGCCAGCCGGCGAAGAAATAGCGGAGCCCGTCCGGCCCGTGGTGCGCCCCCTTGCCGGGCTCATGCTTTTCGTAGTGACTCATCTCCACCAGCAGGTCCCGGGGGCAGAAGCGGGAAAAGACCAGGCCGGCCGCCCCCTTGGTCATCCTGGCGGTCTTGAGCCATTGTTTGACGATCTCATGGCCCCAGGCCACGGACTGGCGGGGCCCGGCGATCTCTACCCCAAAAGCCAGGGAATAGGCCCGGAGCATATCCGGGGCCGACGGATCGCCCCAGCCCCCGGTAAGCCGGCCGTAGCCTCGCGCCTGATGGAGTTTCAGAGCAATCCTGGCGTTTTCGTCCGGAGTCCTGAGTACCTGGTAATGGGCGAAGAGAACGATCACCCGCTCCCATTTCCGATCCGGCTGAATCCAGAGGGTGACGTTGGGATTCCTGAAGCCCTTGTCGATCCCCAGAAAGACGTCGCAGTCGGGGTTGTAATATGGGTCCGGGGTCATTTCTTCAGATCTCCCGGCTTGATCCCGAACTGGTTTAGGAGTTGGCCGGCCGCCTCTTTTTTCAGGACGCTGTCGGCTAAATGATTCAAGGTGCCGTCCGGCAAGATGATCTCATTGCCCTTCAAGACTTTCCAGCCTTCCATGACCAGAAGAGCGTCCACCTGAGCCAGTTCCGCCCACTCCCGGAAATCCACCCTGGTTTTCTGCCAGAGAGTTTCCAGGTCCACCTGCTGGCCTGGGGGAGGGGGTTCCGGGAGCTGCCGCTTAACCTTGGGCCAGGCTGCGGCCAGGCGCAGGAGAACGGGGTCACGGACCATAAGGGCCACACCCTGGTAGTTTTCGGCGGCCCGGTGGATCAGGAGGGCATCTTGCCAGCTCATTGAATCTTCTCCAGGATTTTATCGGCCAGCCGGCGCCAGCCTATCCAAACGGGAAGAACCATCTTCCCCCACCTGGTCTCATGCTCAACACCGAAAAGCGCCAGCGTCAAAATCCAGCCCAAAACTAAAGCCGGGGCAAAATAGTCGGGAATGCGGCCCCGGTAGACCAGGGTATCTCTATTGCTTGTCTGAGGTGCCATTCGCCCCCTCCACCTTGATCATCTGCTCCAGCCCGACCCTGGCCAATTCCAGGAGTTTCAGGAAAGCCGCGGCGCTGTTCTTGATCTGGCAGCGTTTCTTGATCCTGACCACCAGGTCGAAAAAGGAGTCGTAGGTGCTCAGGTTGGCCAGGTAAACCACGTCGGACGAGAAGGCCACCGCCGTTTCCTTGAGCAGCTCATCGAGGCTCTCGATTTCTTCGGGCAGGAACATGAAATTCGCCAGCTTATATTGCAGGCGCTGCTCGGAGATGGCGGCGAACTTGATTCCCTCCAGGCTCTTGATCGTCTCCGAATCCAGTCCGGCGTAAAGCCTGGCCTGGACGTTCTTGATGCTCTCCCACAGCTCTTTCAGGATCACCAGGTCGTCCTGGCCACAGATGGCGTTATGGGAGAGCTGGATCCCCAGCTTCTCGTCGTCGGTCTTCTCATCGGCCACCACCATCACCAGAATCTGGTCCAGGCCGGCCTGCCGGGCCGCCATGGTGCGGTGGTTGCCGGAGAGCACCAGGAGCTTGCCGCCCTTCTCCCGGTAGCAGAGGGGCAGGGAAGAGAGATTGCCGTCCTTCTTGACGTTCTCCACCAGGGACTGGAATTGCTCGGCCTTCATGTACCGGGCGTTCTTATCCAGGAGATGCAATTCTCCCGGGTGCGCCAGTTCCAGGCGATAGGGGAATAGGCCCGCCAGCTTCTCGTTGAGCAGGGTCAGGACTTCTCGTATTTCTTCAGCCATAAGGGGATAACCTCGTTTAGGTTGCGGATGCCCATCTCGGTTGAGTAAACCAGCTTGCCCTCGTCTCGCCGGGCCAGCTTAAACAGGCCCCGGTACTTCATGGACACCGGCTTGTCGGTGAACACCATGGTGGTGCAGGAGGGCAGTTCCGCCAGGAGCTTTTCCTCCATCATGCGGCGAATCTCCCTGGTCTGAATCACCAGGAGCAGGAGCTTCGCCAGCCTTCGGTAGCGGGTGGAATTGACCACGAAGTCGGCCAGGAGGTAAACATCCCCCCGCCCCTGCATCCTGGCAAAGATCAGAAAGCCGAAGACCTTCCCGTCCACGGCCACCGCGAATGGAGCTTCGCCATCCGCCGGAATCCCTACACCCTTGGACAGGTAAACGTCCCGGTAGTAATTGACCACGGCGTTGCTGCTGGGGGTTATGGTGAGCTTGGAGGCCGGGGTGATCTCGTCCTGATCCGATAGCCTGGCGAAGGGCACGAACTGGGAGCGGCGTTGCTGCTTCAGCACCGCCAGACGAAGCGCTGCCAGGTTAGAATAGATATAGACCGGCTTCATCCGGGCCTTGCGCACCACGGCCACCATGGGCAGGCCCGGGTACACCCGGTCGTCGAGATAGAGATAATCCCGCTCCATCATCTTCAGGATGGTGCGCTTCTTGCGCTCCTCGTCGATGATCTCGTAC